ACATGCTGGAGCAGCAGCGCAACTCCGCCGAGGTCGCGAGGGCCAACACTGCATTCGACCGCGCTATGTCCGGTTTCTACCGGCCACCCTCCTCCGGGTCTAAACCGCCGGGGGATGGGTAAGAGGATGGGGATTACGACGTAAAAAATCGGGGATATGCTGCGAGCTTTTGCTTGCACAGCAAGAAAATATCCCGTGAGTAACAGTGTGGTAATTGTGGCCGCAGTTGTTGCAAAAATGACACACGACAATCTTGGGAAGGCGTGCTATTTTGGCGGGGAGGACGGGCGGGAAAAGACAGAAAAGAATTTAATAAGGAAGGGATTTAGCGTATTTTCAACCGAAAGGTTTAACGATGTTACGGGTTCTACGTGAGTCTGAAAACGATAAATACGGGCACAGGATGGTTGAGGTTGAGTGTTCGTGGTGCTTCGGAAGGGAAGCGGTCAGGGCTGCTAATGCGGTCATTCAGGACTCGTGCGGTTGTCGTAAGCGTGGAACCCGGTACGTTCTGGCCCAGCGGCAGAAGAACCTTTGGAGCAAGTACGCCGATTCCAAACTCGGCCCCGCGATGATCTGCAAACAAATCCTCTCCGACCGCAATATTACCTCTTGACTTCTCTGCTTGCAGTGCTATCGTAGCAAGCAAATGATGGTTCCTGCTCATGGCGATTGGGATGCCGGATACGGCTGGGTGTGGATGATCGTAGCCGGAGTCTTGTTTCTGGCGTTCATTCGGGCCTTGCGGGAGGCTGGACGCTGAATGCCGATCCTGTATGTCCGCAACATCCCGGAAGAGCTTATGCTGGCGATCAGGATGGAGACGGCCCGGAGAGGTCTCAGGAGCCGGGATGCAGTGGTGGAAGAGTGGCTGAGGGCCGGATATGATCTTACCCGGAATGGCGTGGATGAAGAACCGGAGTCCGCTGGAGATTATCATCAGGACTGACGGAACGGCGTGGGTCGAGCAGATGTATTGCTCCCCGCGTCAGGAATTTCTGTGTGTACCCGAAGAGGCAATAGCAGATCTATTTCCCGAATGCGAGGACGAATAAGTGGCTGAACCATCTCTCGAAATCATCGGCAACAAAGCCTCTGAGCAGGGCGCTTACGACGAAGGTGCCGACTTCTCTGGCATCAACCGATCAGAACTACAACCCATGCCGGAACCGATCACGGTAACAGTCGAGCGCGGCGAGCACCACGTCACCCTTATTCCCGAGAAGCCGATCATGGGCGATCCTGAGTTCCGCGAGTCGGCGGAATCCATCACCCGCGCCCAGATATTTGATGACCCGCAGGCTTCTCCCGCGACCCGTGCTGAACTACAGCAGCGGCTCAACGTCGCAATGGAATCCATCCTTCGCCTGAACGAGATCACCAAGCGAAATCCTCGTGAGCAGTTGTGCTGGTTCCGGCTAGAGGGAGCCAAGCAGGACATCAGCTGCACTGGCGACCGTATCATCGTCCGCCAGGACACGACAGAGAGCGTCTACACGTGCCGCATCTGTAAGGGGAAGGGGCATACCGATGAAACCTGCAAGCGATGCGACGGCAAGCCAGACAACTGCCGCGACTGCCTCTGTGTCCGATGGGGATCGGAGACGCCCTATTCCTCTGGTAAGGTTCGATGTGAGTCGTGCAACGGTAATGGGTGGAGCCGGGGCATCATCATTCCCGAGATAGCTCAATCTGTGCCCGTCACCGGGATCGTGGTGTCCGTTGGTTACGACACGGTTCTCTGCAAGTTGGGTGATCGAGTCCAGTTTTCCCGTTATGCTGGCCAGCATCTTACGATGCGAAACGAAACCCTGATTACCATGCGCGAGGCCGAAGTTCTGAACCTCATGCGGGAGGCGGTGTGAAGTCCTACCCGGAAAAACCGGACTTCACCGACCCTTCCCGTATCATGTACTGGAAGTTGGAGAAGCGAAAGGACTGGCCCGTGATCTGCTGCTCCGTCGATTGCCCCATCTGCCGTGCCGATGTCGGAGATGTCTGTCATCCCTACGGGCGTCCTGACCTCCTGCGCTCCGACTTCCATCAGGAACGCAAGCGGAACGCCGCCAAAGCGTATCTTGAGGCTGGAGGGGAATACTGACGTGAAGGACAACAGCGGACGCTCGATTCAGGGACAGACTAACGCCTTCAAGAACGCTACACTTCTGGCGATGCTCGATTGGGTTGGCGCTCCAACCTCAGTCATCCTCGAAGAACTTACCAAGCTCGACGGCGAGCCGTATGCCCCGGTTACGATCACCAACCTCCGAGATACGGACGCCTATAAGGAAATGTCACTGTCCCTCAAGGAGACGTGGCAGAAGAACCTCTTGGAACCTTGCACCGGACATTCAGTCCGTTCCGCCGCCGGCGCAATCCTGACTTCCTCGCTCAAGCGCATCATGGAGATGGTGACGAGCCGCAAGGCTTCGCTCAAGGACATCATCGCCGCCGCCCGCCTGACTGCCCAGATCACCGGCAACATCGTGACTGCCGACGAAGGCGATGGACGGAACCTCAGCGAGAAGCAGGAGTCGATTGCGTCAGAGTTGGTCACGGCCATGCAGCGCATCAAGGCCGAGAAAGAGACCGTGCAGTGACACGGCAAGAAATCCCCGTAACCGACGACCTCTCTACCGAAGCCAAGCGTCTCGCCATACGCCTTAACTCCCTCGGATCGCTGTTTTACTTTTCCAAAATTGTCCTCGGCCACACCCGCCTCGCATCCTTCCACCGCTATATGTGCTCTCGTCTGGAACGCCAGACGGTTCGCATGATCTTCGAGATTCCCCGCGACCACTTCAAGTCCACGATTGGATCCGTCTCTGCGCCGATGTGGTGGGCCTTACCTATCACCGAGCACGACGAAGAGATGATGATGAAGTTGGGATACGACGATGCGTTCGTGAAGTGGATGCACCGCGCCCACAATCCAGGCACGCGAACCCTGATCGCATCGGAGACCATCGGCAACGCCCGCAAGCTCGGCTCCAAGATCGACGGCCATTACAAGTCCAACGATCTGTTCCGCTATCTGTTCCCGGAGATATTGCCGAAAGGTACAGAGAAGTGGAACCAGGACTCGATGACGCACCGCCGACCTGCGGGCGTGTATCACGGAGAAGGAACTTACGACCTCATCGGCGTCAAAGGAGCTTTGCAGTCCCGTCACTACGACAGGCAGGTGATTGACGACCCGGTGGGAGAGAAGGCCATCAACTCCGATCTGGTCATGGAGACCACGATTGACTGGATCAGGAAGTTGCCCGGTGCGTTCGATTCCGAGCCTACGCTTCCCGGTTCTCTCGCCGATCAGTTGTTCATCGGAAACTGCTGGTCGCACCGCGACGTGAATTTCTGGCTGAAGAAGAACGTCCCGTATCTGGAAGTCGAGTCACACTCGGTAGACGGAGGGTGTTGTGCCCTGCATCCATCAGGGACGTACATTTTCCCCGAAGAGTGGAATGCCGAGAAGTGCGATCAGATGCGGCAGATTCTCGGAAGCTATAACTATGCCTGCCAGATGAGGAACCGCCCCGTCGATCCTGAGTCGGTGCGGTTCAAGAAAGAATGGCTCAGGTACTACTCGCAGGTTGAGTGGAACCCGCAGCAACGTGATTTCTCCATCGCCAATCAGCAGCAGTTGACTTACGAGAACCGCAAGGCTGCTCGCAAGTCGATGGGACTGGAGCAGGAGGAACTGGCGGAGTCTATGGGGGCAACTCCTCAGCGTCTGAAGATTGCCATCCACCATGAGGTTGAGACCGGGGCCAAGATGGACGACATCCGGGCTGGTGAACTCGACCGCATCGCAATCCTCGATCCCAACCACGCAGGAGATCGCAGCCGCTGCCGAAATGTTATCGTCATCATCGGCCTCTACAACCGCCCAAATGAGCCGCGACGAATCTATTTGCTCGACGTGTGGGCAAAGGCTTCCAGTCACGAAGAATGGATAAAGGCGGCGATCAACGAGAAGCCGGGAGAGCGAGGTCTGTGCTTCCGCTGGCGCTGTCACTACCTCTACATCGAATCGCAGGCTGCCGGACAGCAAGGCTGGTACTACGTCTTCAAAGACCGCCTGCAAAACATCCTGAACAAGAACAAGAACGAGTGGATTCCGACCGTTCGGCCTCTCAAGACTTCTCGTGACGCCAACGCCAAGGCCACGCGCATTCAGGGCATGGAGTCGATCTACGAGAACGGGTTCTTCTGGTGCCGCGCACGCGGGCAGGAAGCCTTCATGGAGGAGTACGAACGCTACCCCAATGGAGAGACCATAGACGTTCTCGACATGATCGGCTACTCGCCTCAGACGTGGGGTGTGGGGTCGAACGCCACGGCCAGGGATTTCATCCAAAGCGAGATGGCCCGCAGAAAAAGGGTTGCACAAACCGTATCGCAGGCAGGATACTGAGCGCGATATGCCCATTCCTGTAGAGATTCCCGTCTCCAAGTATTTCCACGTCGACAAACTGACGGAAATCGACCGTTACCTCGATACCCGCCTGGAGTCGATGGTGCGCGGACTGCGTGACATCCGCGAAGACAAGATCAAGCAGTGGCGCAGGGTCTACTCCGGGCGTCCGCGTGAAGTCACCAAGTCCTTCCCGTGGCAGAACGCCTCCAACATCGTTCCTCAGATCGTCGGCTCGTTTGTCGATCAACTGACAGCCAAGATCGCCATTGGCACCATCGGCATTGACCCCGTGTGGGTGGCGATGCTGTGCGGAAAATTCAAGCGCGGCGACCGGGCAGAAGATCAGCGGGCCGCAGTTCAGGAATGGCTCTACTACGCGGGATTCGAGCCGTCACATCTCAATCTTCTGCTGAAGTACGTGATCTGGATCAGGACGTTCGTGAAGTACGGGTTCGGCGCGATCAAGCTGTTGCCTGAGTTGCAGGTGGAGAAGGTCGCTCTCTCCTCGGGATCGAAAGTCGAGTTCACTAACTTCACCCGGCACGATGGCCCGGTAGCGCACAACATCGTGTTTGAAGATTTCCTCATGCCGCCGATGACTAGCGAGATTGAACGCGCCCCCATCATCGCCCAGCGCATCAGGATGAACCGCTTCGACCTGGAAGCATTGCTCAATGATCCGACCTACGACAAGGAAGTCATCAGGCAGATTCTGAAAAACCCCACACGCCCCGGCCCCGATTTGGCGGAAGAAGAAGTCGAGCAGGACACCGGCGTCAAGACCGATATGGGAAAGTATTCGGCCATCTGGGACATCTACCAGACGTACTTCAAGTGGAACACCGCGGCAGGAATGTTCCATCTCATCGCCGAATACGACCTGCACAACCACAAGCAACTGAAGTGCGTCTTCAACTGGCTTCCCGATAACTCGCTGCCGTTCATCGGCGCACGACTCGGATCGGACGGTGAGCGGGCCTACGGGTTCGGATTCTGCGAGATGCTGAAGGACTACCAGGAGGAGATTTCGGCTATTCACAACCGCCGCGGCGATGCTTCTACGCTGGCGAATACGAACCTCCTGCGCGTCGATCCCGGAACCCAACTCGATACTCAGTTCTCGCTCTACCCGAATGCTCTCATCCCGGCATCGAAAGATCAGGTTGAGATCATACCGCTCGGCAGAACGGCCAACGAGACCATCAAGGACGAGCAGATGACGCTGAATCTGGCAACGGATCGAGCCGGAGTAGGGCCGTCTTCTTCAGGTTCGGGCGCAGGAACGGTCAACAAGAAGGGCGCGTACTCAGCGATGGGGTCGTACCAGACGCAGCAGGAAGGCAATACCCGAGCTAATCTCAACATCACCGAGTTCCGCGTCTCGCACTACGTGTTCGGAAGAATCGCGCTGATGTACTACGCCCACTTCGGCGTCAACCCCAAAGACCTGAAGGCGCTTGGAGAGCAAGGGCAATATCTCCAGAAGGCCCTCGACAACGTGAAAGAGGGGAGAATCATTCTTCCCATCCGGGCCGCGACGGGTTCGATCAACAAGGAAATCGAGAAGCAGAACCTGATGCTGTTCCTGAACAACCATCGCGCTCATGAGCAGATGACATTGCAGCTCATGCAGCAGTTGGGGAACCCGATGGTGACTCCCGAGCAGCAGGACTACATTTGTCAGGCGATTCTCTCGTCCACGTATCTCATGCGCCGTATCTCTAAGGAGTTCATCCCCGATGGCGACCCGGATCAGTTCGTTCCTGAGCCTATGGGAATCAAGGAACGCAGCGAGCAGATTCAGATGCAGGCGCAGCAGCAGAAGATGATGCAGATGATTCAGCAGCTCTTGCAGCAAGGCCAGCAGGGAAGACAGCAGCCACAGCTTGGGGCGGGTGGTGGGCCTCAGCAGCTTACTCCACAGAACTTGGCGCAGGCCGCGCCTGAGACGGACAGGATGCCAACGCAATGAAAAAACAGGAAATCTTGGATTTACTGAAACATCTTAACGAAGATCAGGAACCAGCTGACATGGCAGCTATCGTTTCATTGCTCTCCGACGAGCGGGCCAAACACTTCATTCGCTACATCCAGAACGGGCTTGCCGGCACTCTTGCGATCTACCTCAACAATCCCGACATGACGCAGGCGAAGCAGGATTTCTACCGTGGAGTGTGTGAATCTATGGCCCGTTTTCTCAACCTGAAACGCACGCTTGAGCAGCAACTTCAGGCGCAGCAGAAGCCGAAAGATCAGGCCAAAAAGGTCGGTTCGGCGGGCTACTAATTGTGGTCAAAATCGGGGCACCACAAAAAGTTGTTGACAATCATGGTTTTCCATCCCTAAGATTGCGGCAAATGGCATGGCCTAACAAAGCGACTGCTGAAGAAGTGATTGGCATGTCGGCGGACGACCTCAAGAAGCAACTTGAGTCCGCTGCCAGCAAGGCTGACGTGACCGCTGTAGGCGAACAGGTAAAGCAGTTCTCGGACTCGATCAATGAGTTGCGAGATTCTCTGCGAACGCTGGCCTCTAAGCCGATCACCGAAGCCGTAACCGATCCACCCGACCCCACTACTCAAGTCCTCGTCGATCCTGCGGGGTTCGTTCGTCAGGAAACTGCTGACGTTCGCAAGATGCAGTTGGAGACGCAGGCGCAAGTGATGGAGATGCGAGCGCGGCAAGGCCCGCTGGCCAACGTGTTCACACAGTACGGTGACGACATGCTGAAGCGTGCGTATGCGTTCCCGGTAGAGCATCGGGCGCAAGGCAACTTCTGGGACACGTTTGTCCGAACATTCCTCGGAGACAAACTCGTCGCCGGAGACATCAAGTCGCAGTATCCGTCGCTCATCGGCAATTCCACGGTCGGCGTGAATCCCACCGGTGACCGCCGAGACCCAGGTTCCGATTTCTCTCCTGCCGTGAAGGACTACCTCAATGAGCGTCACATTCCACTCGACAAGGCAGCCAAGATTCAGAAGCTGTTCGACATGGGAGAGCCTTTGACCATCGCCAACTACAAGGGAGACGTGGGCAATGCCTGATACTCCCAAGCCATCTGTCCAAGCTGTCAATCCCGCCGATCTCATCAAGAAGGCCAACGCCCTCAATACCACCGAAGTCAAGCCGAACACCACGTTGTCGGCGGGGCCGCAGGCTGAGAAGTACACCGGGCAGGACGGGCGGACGTACTACAAGTACGTCATCGAAGGCCAGGAACTGGTCTGCCTGAAGCCGCTGGAAGAGATGACGGAGCAGGACTTCTACGACCTGCCGGTAGCCGCCTACGACATTCAGGCTGGACGGCTGCCGTTGAACCTCGTGGCCGAGTTTCACGACCCCCACATCGCCGGATATTGGGTGAACTGCTTCCACAAGAACGGAATCCGCGTCAACGACGCACGTGCTCGTGGGTTTGTTCCAGCGCACCGTGATGACCTCAAGTTTGTGGCTGATGGAATTGACACTTCGGACGGGTCGGTGAAGCAGAACGACCTGATCCTGATGAAGATTCACAAGGCCAAGCTGTATATGCGGTACAAAGAGGCGATGGACATTGCCAAGGTTCGCGGCAATCCTGAGCACTATCGGCAGATGGCCGAGAACGCGGTCAACCAGAAGTACTTCGGGTTTGACCTCACCAAGCAGGCCAAAACAGAGTTTCAGGGCTTAGGCCCGGTGCAGCAGATCCAGCAAGCGCAGGAGAATAGATAATGGCGCAGAACATCACCACCCACGATCCGATCCGAGTGGTTTGGACGATTTCCGGCAACGCCGAGCGCATGGAGTCCTACAACGAGCACTCCGGCGAAACATTTCTCGGCGGAACTCCGGTTGAGCTTTCCTCCGGTCTGGTCATTCCGTGGGACGGCACGACAGTCACTGGAGCCATTCTCGGAATCACCGCTCTCTCAGGCGAGAACCTTGCGACTAACGCTGCCGGCGCTCCTCCGACATTCGGTTCCATCGGCTTTCCCGGTGGAGCTCCGACGATTCCTCCGCACCCGCCGAACCAGCCCAATGCCGTAAACTTGGGCGATGGAACCCCGTTCGTTACTGGGCAGACGCTGGTATCGCTCGCGGTTCAGGACTCGATTTTCCGGTTCCAGGTGGATGCTTCGAGCGGTGGCACGTACAACGCGACGACCGCACTGATCGGAACCCAGATCGGACTGACCGCAGACGGCAACGGTACGTGGTACGCCGATCTGGCCAAAGTCACCCCGAACAGCAACACGGTGATGCTGGTGATCGCGCTTGACCCGCTAGATTTTGTGGCGGGTTCGGTGACGACTCAGGTCAACAACGGCCACATTTACGCAGCGTTCCTGTCAGCGGCAACGTCGGTGAACAACTAGATCAGGTATTGTCAATATACGGTAATGTAAGTTACTGAAAAGAGGGAACTTATGGCCACTATGGTGCGGAACCAGTTCTTCCAGGCAATGTCACTTGATGTAGCTCACAACTTCATCGAGATGCTTGACCTCCGGCAACGTTCCCTCCAGTACAAAGAGGACTTCAACGTCCATCCGTCCAAGAAGGCATACGAGGACGCGGTGCATTATGCCGGATTCGGGCCTGCGGTGCCGAAGAAGGAAGGATCGCCGACCACGTATGACGTTCTGATCCAGGGCGGCACGCGGCGTTACGTTCACCAGACCTACGGTCTTGGCGGACGGGCCTCCTACGAGCTGATGTCGGACGATCAGACGGGCATGATGGAGCAGATGCCGAAAGGCTTGCTCCAGTCCCACATCTTCGCGCAGGAGCAGACGGCGGCCAACGTCTTCACCTTCGGATTCTCCTCGACAGGAACGATCACCGACGACGGTGTGTCGCTGTTCAACAACCAGCATCCGTTGCTGGGCGGGCAGCAGGCGATCAACGTCGCCCCCGGTGCTTCGATCTACTCGACGGCGGCTGGCACGTACCCGAACCGTCCGCAGACCGATGCCGATCTGTCGTCCACGGCCCTGCTGTATGCGACCATGACCTTCCAGCGTATGCCTAACGCTCGCGGCCTGGTTGTGGCGGTACGGCCTACGCGGCTCCTGATTCCGCCCGAGGACGAGCCGGTAGCGATTGAGCTTCTGGGTTCGGCTGGCAAGCCCGACACCGGCGACAACACTGTGAACTGGCTGGTCTCTCTTGGACTTCGCTACTCGGTGCGAAACTACTTCACGTCGGCAACCTACTGGTTCCTGACCTCGGAGAAGCAGGATCACCGCCTGATGTTCTACGACCGCGAGCCGATTTACTTCGACCGCGACCGGGACTTTGACTCGCAGGCACTGAAGGTCATCGCCATCAGCCGGCACTCGGCTGGTGCTGACACGTGGATCAATACTTTCGGAAGCGCCGGACCCTAGAGCTTTATGACTGTGAAAGCGCATGGCGGTAACCTTTGGCCGGGGAAGCATATCTCTCACGGCGCGTGGTTCAACTGTATGCGCACCCAGATCAGGTACAACCTTGACGACGAACTGATCTGGGAGCAGGGGTTGCTGGTAGGCACGAGATGGTCGGATTCGGTGGCTGGTGGAGCGTTTGGGTTGCTGGGGTCTCGTGACGCCGATGTATCGCGGCACATTGCGATGGACACCAGCGACTTGCAGCCTCACCCGCTGTTGTCGGAGCCGAACCTGCCTGACGAAGACGTTTACTTTGACGCACCGTAGGGAGAATGAACGATGACCTTTCCTAGCAATACGCTGACACATCATCCTCACGGTGTATCCAGCTTCGGCCTTCCGCTTCTCGGAGCTGCGCCGCAGATTCCAGTGGCATACGACAGCCAATACTGGTTTGTCGATCCGGTCAACGGCTCGGACGGTAACTCCGGCGACTGTACGGCCCCGTTCCAGACCATCGGACACGCCTACGCGAACCTTCGCAGTGGGCATTGGGACGGCATCTTTCTCGTGGGAACGACTTCCGCTGCGGCACTTACTGTTCCGCTGGTATGGTCGGCAAGCGATACGTTTCTGATCGGCTTGTGCGCTCCCACTCTGGGACAGCAGAGGGCGCGAATCACGAACGGAGCGTCAACCAATCTGATGACTCCGATGGTGACTATCTCGGCCAGCCGGGTCATCGTTCGCAATGTCGAATTCTTCCAGGGAGGAAACGACGCCACCGGGGCTGCGGTATGCCTGCTCATCACTGGCGGAAGGAACTATTTCGAGAACTGCCAGATTTCCGGCGGAGGCACGGTCGCCTCGGCTGGCAATGCGGCTATGCGATCTCTGGTGATCGACGGCACGAGCACCGGCAATGGAGAGAACAACTTCGTCCACTGCCAGATCGGTCTGGACACGATCCTTCGCAACGCCGTGAACTACGAAGTGGAGTTGAAGGGCGGCACGCCTCGCAACGTATTCGAGGGCTGCTTTTTCGACCACAACGGTGTGGCCGGTTCGTTCTTTCTGCTGATCGGGGCTGGCGGAGTTGACCGTTATACCCAGTTCACCGGCTGTACGTTCTACAACTACATAGGGAATGGTGGCGCGGCCCTGACAAACGCCTACAGCATCAACGGCGCGGCTGGTGGCGACATCATCATACAACAGACCATCGTGATCGGCGCTACGGCGCTACCGGCCAGTTCGCTGGTATGGGCCACGCCGCTGGCGGACGCTTCGACCCACGTTCTCAAGGCGGTCAACCCGACATAATCATGGCGAAACGGGGACAGCCATCAACGGCGCATGAGTTCGACAAGCGCGGGCAGTGCTTGCACTGTTGGATGTACAAGATCAACGTCGAAACGACTTCTCATGTCTGTACGCCGGCACGAGAGAAGTTGGCAGACGAAGGCAGGCTGGTGGGAGAGGGTGGTAAATAGTGGCCAACGACATCTCAGGAAACAGCTGGCGGTTGGACACGGTTCCGTTCACCTACCCCTACGAGCTTAAGATCAAGCAGATTAGCTGGACGGATCAGGCCAACGTCGGGGATCAGGTGATCCTCCAGACTGTCGCTGGCAAGCCGATTCTGGACTCCAAGGCGCAGCAGGCCAACTTCCAGCAGAACTTTGGTGAGCTGGGCTGGCAACCGTCTCTGACCATTACCAAGCTCGATTCCGGGGTAATCATCATCAACCCTGGTGCGAACAAGTAGGGAGCATGTGGCTGCAAAAGGCGAGTTCGAGGTCGTTTATCTCGGATGGGACGGCAAGCAGCGCGTCCCCTGCGCGGGCCTAGACTACACATCTCCCTATAACAATCTTCCTCAGAACGCCCTCGCTCCCGGTACTACCAACACGCAGACGATCAACGGAGTGTTGTGTTCTTCTCCGGCCATCTCCAGTTCTCCGTTCACGGCAGGATCGCTGCCCTCGTCGAGTGAGATAGTTCTTGGAACCTTCCCCGGAACAGTGACGACACCTGACGGTATCCAGACAGGTGTATGCACGATCATCGTCACCAGCGTAGCGGTCTATGCCTCTGAGCCGTCTAATCCTTCCGGCTCTCCGCCTGCTACCGTTGGCGCGGAGCGGTTGACCAAACTTCATACCTGGTCGGGGGATATTAACGATGGGCTGGTAGTTCCAGGACAGTCGGTAGGGTTCGTTCAAGTTCTGGACACGGTGTACTTCAGCGGGTACATGTTTTTGGGAATCTTCTCCATCCAGATCGTGCAGGGCGTGGCCCCCGACATTTCTTTCACTTTTGCGACAGCTACCGATTACGTGTGTTCTCCGTACCTGTTTGTGCTCGACGGCTATATGTGCACTGCTGGGGCCGCGTTTCCGACCGGAGGAGGGACGGGGACAGCCGTTCTACCTACGATTGCATGGAGCGTACCCGGCGACTATACGGAATGGGATCCGATGTCGAATCCGCAGGCCGGATACAACGAACTGCCTGATGTGTCCGACCGGATCACCGGCGTATCACCGCAAGGTCGCTCGGCGATCATCTTCCGTCTACGTGGCCTTACCCAGCAAGATCCCAACCTCGGACCCGGCGCTGGGCTTGAGCCGTTCGTGTGGTATCACTTGTGGGCGTCCCCGCAGGGAATTGGAGCATACGACAACACCGTAGCTCAGTTTGGGGAGATTGCGGTGTTCCGTTCATCGGACAATATTTATTCGATCTCCATGACAGGGGGTCTAACGCAGGTCGGGACTAAGATCATCCCCAAGATCAACTTCGATCAAGCACGATATGGGTCTTATTTGGCTACTCCCGCATTTAACGTGATCGGCCTCACCGTCACTGGAACTGTGACCTACCTCGCGTCCATTGTGGAGATTTCCGGGGAGTTGCATTACCTGCTGGTGATGACATGGATTCCAAACACCACTTTCGGAATCGAAGTCCAGCCAGGATCATATGTCTACGATCTGAACATCGCGGATCAGACGTGGAACTTCTGGGACTTGACTCAGTATTTTGCCGCGACCTCTACTTCTCCGGTTTTCACGACCATCACTTCGCCAATCGTCCAGGTTAAGCAAGTTGAAGTGGTGGCGACGGCCAGCAGTCCCAGCGGGTTCTGCGTTTATTCCCCGACGTTTTATCTTTTTGGAGCACAGGTCAGCGGCTCGCTTACCCCCATCGGACAGTTCATTCCAGCGGCTTACAATAACGGAAATGTGTCGCTGGTTTATTCCCAGGTACTGTCGCCGCTGTATTCGATCATCGAGATTCCCAAGACCACGCTGGTGTTTCGCGGGGAGACAATCTCAGCGGGCCACAAGATCACATGGCGCAGAATGAGGTTGCAGAACGACGGAGTTTCGTTGGTCAGTCAAACCTCGCAACTTGTGAACACGACCATGATCGGATCGAATCAGCAACTCGTCGCTCCGAACGTTAATGTTTACCCCAAGAACACGGGAGCGCCGATTCAGACATACTACGCGGACGGCAACTTGTCCGACGAGATGATTCAGTGCAATATGACTACGACGGTAGGAGCCATCGGTGCGCAGTGGGCGTCGATGGCGACGTTCCGCTTCACGCACGTTTCGTTCATCGGAATTGATTCAACGGGGACGACACAGTAATGGCCAAGCCTGTACCGACGATGCAGCACCCGCTGGAGAACCCGATGTACTTTCGCCAGCGAGTGTTCAATGCGATTCAGGCCATGCAAGACCCGATCACTCCGGGGCCGTATGCGAATGATGCGGCGGCAGAAGCGGGAGGGGTTATGATCGGCGGGCAGTATTACGAAGGCGATGGAACGGTTCATGTGAGGCTTACCTGATGGCCTACTCGCTGGCACAGTGCGCGCTCGGTGTGGTCAATAAGTTCGGCAACCGCCAGAACCTGGGTGCATACCTCCCCGGAACCATGACGGCCACGAACCGGATTCTTGAGGACAATTCGCTTGCATTGCAGGCTCTGATTCAGGCAGTGCAGAACCTGACGGAGAGCTTCGAGTTCGAGGAGTTGAAGTACCAGACTCCCGTTCCGCCGGCGTCTCCGCTTTCGCTGACGATGGGACAGCCCGTTGTTCTCATCTCGGACTTGCTGGCTACGATCCAAGGCAATGCGGGCTATCCGCAGTTGCAGAACCAGAACATCAATGACATCACCGACATCTACACCTTCTGGGTGTGGTTCGCCAACAGCCCGTCCGTCTCAGGTCGAACCCTGAAGTATCGTCGCATCACCACGATTGACACGTACTCCTATGGCATCACGTCGAACACGCAAGGCAATATCGGCGTGGCTCCTCCGGTGTACTACTCACGGTTCGGCAACATGCTCGAAGTTGGGCCTGCGCCGAACCAGAACTTCGAGTATTTCGTGCGCGTCAAGTTGCGCCATCCGTTTCCTACGGGAATCAGCCAGCAGTACACGGCAGATCAAGTGACGGGGCAATCGGGCGCTAATTTCTATCCCTGCACATTACAGGCGGTGTTGTCGGGCGGGGTTGTGATCTCCATCACTATCGTGGATGACGGACAAGGGTATCAGCCGAACACCAGGTTCCCGATCTACTTCGATCCACCGCTGGGGCCTCTGAATATTCCTACGGCCTATGGCTGGTACGCCAACACCGGCGCACAGGGAACCGTCACGTCAATCACTACCGGATCGTATGGCGGCACGAGCTTGGGATTTCCTCCTTACTGCTATGCAGCTTCACAGTCTACGCAGCAGGTATTCATGCCGGACTCGTGGAAGCAGGCGGCGGAGTATCTTGCTTGCTACCATCTGGCGACGTGGGAAGGGGCCGAGGATTACGTTAAGTCGTTTGCTGAGAAGTTGTCGGGTTTGGGAATTGACGTAGCGAAGGTTCTTCGTCTCAAACCTCAAATGGAACGCGACGAGATGCACAACGAGCGCCAGTTCTCTTTTCGCGGTTCCAAGTATTCGTTCTCGTGAGGGATGTTATGTCGGATGTCGTGTTGACGGCGGACGCTCTACGGGCTGGCAAGCGAAAGCTGTCGTCGCTGCGCAATTCGAAAAAGATGCTGGCAGCTGTGGCTAAGGTAAAGGCTTCACATTCCGATGCGGCCATTGTCTCGACCAAGGCGGGCATGTTCAAGTTGCGGAACAACGTGAAAGACCTTTCATCCGAGCACAACAGCCACTATGATTGCTGGTTAGAAGCCGCAGGAGGTTTGTGATGGCTGACAGCATGTTTCCCGCAACGCCGCAGATGAACCCCACCGGAGCAACGGGAAATGGCGGTATCACGCCTCCATCGTCCATGACCGGAGGAAGCGGGAACTTTGGGTTCGGCAACACGATGAATCCGAATCCCGGAGTGCAGACGTGGGGATCGCAGCCTAACTACTCTGGTGGCACGACTCCGGTTCAGAACCCTACCGGGTCTCCTGCTTCTGGAAATCAGTTCACTAGTCCGCTCGGTCCGACTGGGGGCAGCGAGCTGCAATACGGATTACAGCAGACTTATGGACAGGGAATCGGTTCTGTGCTTGAGCAGTTCCTGCAAAGCGGTGGAGGATACAACTCCCCGATCACGCAGCAGGCTGTAACCGCTCAGGAAGCGGCCATGCAACAGGCGATTCAGCGCGGCTGGGGAGATCAGGCTTCCCACTTCGCTGAGTCGGGAATCAGCCCCAACTCCTCTACGTATGCGCTTGGTCAGGCCGATTACTATTCCAATGCGGCCACGCAGGAGAACGCTTTGATTGCGCAGGAGTTCTACAATATGTGGAACCAGAGCCAATCGAATGAGACCAGTATTCTTGGAGAAGTGGCTCAGGGAGCAGGAACGTGGAAAGCCAATCAGACTACGGGTTGGGATGTTTTCAGTTCTATTCTCGGTGGCGCTACGAGCGCATTGAGCACGGCTGGCGACTTGGGATGGACGCCGTTCTCATAGGAGATACTAATGGCTGACGAACCGACACAATCTCCGATGACTGAGACTTCCGGCCTCCCACTGGACTTGTTCCGCCAGATGATGACGCATCAGGGCGGTCAGGGGGACATTGGCGGTCTCACGTCGGTGCAGCCGAATCTCTCTCCTGTGGCTCCGATCCAGAATCCGCAGCGTCCAGAGCAGAGAATCCAGCCTGCGCAAGCGGTAGGCGTTGGACAGGGTGGGGCGGTACGCCGTCAGGGGATGCAGAACACCGTCGCGGCTGCGCAGAACCTCGCCAACCAGCTTGGCCAGCAGGTGCAGGCCAAGAAGAGGCGGGAGGACATGCAGGTCACTGGACAGTTCACTTCGATGGTGAGGGGTATCAATGACGCCAAGTCCCAACTCCAGCAGGGCCAGCAACTCGTTCAGCAGGGCCAGCAGTCGAACAATCCGCAGATGGTGCAGCAGGGACAGCAGATGATGCAGGCCGCACAACAGTCCTTGCAGCAGAACATGACCAACTACAACGACCTGGTGAACGATCCGAAGAAGCACAAAATCATCATCAAGGCGTTTGGCATCGACGACAAGAATGCTAACTCGCCTGAGCGTCAGGCTGCGATTCAGTCTCTCAAGCAGCAGAACCAGGGCATGAGCGATCAGGGCGCGTCCATGATGTCCCGCCTTCCGCAGACGCAGCAGTTGTCGCCGGAAGGGCAGGCCCGTGCCGGACTGGTGCAGGCTGGGGTTGTAGGCCGTCCCGCTACTGGCGGGCAGGTTTTGAATGCCGAGTCTCGCGCTTTATCCGATCAGATGAAGTGGGCCATCAACACGGCTAACAATGCGGTCAAGCAGGGCATTGCGGCGGACAAGTTGGCTCCTGTTCTGGAACGCTCTGGACTGACTATGGAGAAGGACTCCAGCGGTCAGCCACAGCGCAATCCTGACGGAACTCTGGTGATTCGCCAGATGACGCCAGAGGAGCGCAAGAAGAACCCTGTTCTATCGGCGCAGGACGAACTGACCAAGGCCAAGACGGACGCGCAGCGAGCCGACGCCGATGCGAAGATGAACCCGCAGAATCCACTGTTGCAGCTCAAGGCTCGCCAGCTTGGGATTTCGGCTTTGGACGCGCAGGCTCGCATGATCTCGGCTCAGGCATCGGCTGCGAGAGCTGCTATCGCCATGTCTCCCGTAGCGGCTGCGGCAGGGAAAAAGGCCGACGATCTGGAGACGACTTACAAGAACGCTCAGGACTATCTCAAGAACCCGTCTCCGACCAACGACACACAACTGATCTTCGCCTACGTTCGTTCGGCTGTGGCCGGAGCGGGACGTATGACCAACACCGAAATCGAAGCGGCACTAAAGTCTGGGTCGTTCGGAACACGCGCCTCCAATGCCTACAACCGGGCATTATCCGGCAAACTGGACGACGACTTCCGGCAGCAGTTGGTGAACAGCATTGGCATCGCGGCGACAAACGCTCGCGGCACGGCCAGCAAGTACATGCAGGGTGAGCCTGCCGGTGCTCCCGTTGGGGACGCCGACATTGTGGTTGACCCCAAGGATGTTAAGTGAGCACGACTCCCACGCCTCCGGTATCTGATTCGGTGCGGGTACAAGGCCCGGATAACCGGATGTACCGCTTTCCTAAAGGTACGACCAAAGATCAGGCCGTTGCTTACTTCAAGAGTAAAGGCATCGCTGGTAAGCCATCTGGCCAGCAGATGTACGACACCGCTGTACAGAAGTCGGTCGAGTCCCAGCGAGCACAGCATCCCGTGCTAACTAAGACGCTCGGTCTAATCCCCGCCGCAGCAGCGACAGGAATGGGCATTCTTGGGGCGGAAACAGGCCCAGGAGCCGTCGTAGCAGCCGGGGCAGGGGGAATGGCCGGAAAAGCGTTAGAAAGCTCTGTAGAGGAGAAATTGGGGCTGAAGTCCCCTCAGACCTCCGGCACTGCCGAATCCAGCGAACTGCTCAAGGAGGGCGGCAAGCAAGCAGCGTTTGAGGCTGGCGGGAGGGCGGTCGGAGCTGTTACCGGACGAGCCGTGGATGCCTTGCGCGGGCGTACCCCGGAAGTGGTTGGTTCGACCATCGGCGGCGTTAAGGTTCCCGAGACGATGGGGCAATCGTCGGGTCGCTCCGGGGGCTTTACCCAGACCATCGAGCATTACCTGTCCAAGACGTTTCTCGGCAAGCCGTTGCAGGAAGTAAAAGCAGCGCAGCAGGCATCAACTCGTCAGATACTAGCCAACCTGTCGCACACCGACGATGCTGTACCGGGAGCAATGGCCCAGAATTGGGAACGGGCAACGCAGGAGACGCGTATCACGGCGGACGGGATGTATAACGCCATCGGCGAGCATGAGGCTAAGACTTCGGCGCCCGTGGCGGCAGAAATCCTCAAGGACGAGTCCCTGAGACTTCCCGGCAAGGCCCGTGACGCGCTGAGCAAGATAGCCAGCGACCCGCACATGGAGATCGCCAAGAGCCTCGGCTACAAGTCCACCGAGGACGCTAAGAAAGCAGTCGGCGAGACGGTCTGGAATCAGCTTATTACTGCTGAGGCGAAAGCAGGCCATGTGGCTACCGTTCCTACCGTTAGGGACGCTCTTTCTGCACGATCTGAACTCCGCGATCTGGCGAGCACCAGCGCCGACCGCAACCTGCGCCGTCTTTACGGGCAGGCATGGGAAAAGCTGGACGCCTCGATCAATGCCGGTCTGACATCTGAGCAGAAGGCACTAAAGGCTGATGCTGACAGGCTCTGGCGGCGGTCGTACATTCAGGAGGAGATCACCAAGGGCTTAACGGCCATGCAGAACGCGCAGGCTCCGAGTGCGGCACCGATGGTCGCCGTGGACGGGTTTGTGAAGATGGTAAACAAGTTGGCTCATTCGCCTCTCGTGCGTGAGGGGGATTCGGTTGTCGCCAAGCCATCCAAACTGGACATCCTTTTCGACAACCCGTCCGACAAGCAAGCGATGATTCAGCTGGCCGACTTCCTGAAGACCAAATACACGACAATGGGCGGAAACGCCGGTATCTCCGAGTCCATCGCCCGAATCGGTGTGGCGCTGGAAGCGATGAGGATTCCTGGCCAGATCATCTCCGGCGCGGCTAAATCCGCCACGCACGGCGGAATGTCGCTTGCGGCGCTTTCGGCGATGGCGAAGGTCATGGCGAACCCCGGCGGGGTCAAGTTGCTCAGGGCCTATTTCAACTCTGGAGGAGCGGCTGCGACGGCTCTGGCGGCTCGGATTGCAGCGCAAGCACTCGATCAGCCTATGCCCCGACAACCCGTTTCTCATCAAAGTTATTGACAAACCAACGCTTCTAAGTACACTTTACGCATACGGAGGAACAACATGGCAGGACGTGCAGCGAACAACACGATTGGCACGGTGATGTCGGACATCAACGCGATCAAAGGCCCAGGCATGAGCGGGGTATCCGGCTCCGAGACTTCCCCCATCGGCGGCATGGGCCGCAAGGGCGGGACGGCGGACGGCATGATGCCCGTCTACAAAGACGTTTGCAACCTGATGAACGAAACCGGAAACGCCACGCGGCAGGACACCGGACCCGGCGCTGGGAGCGGAAAGACGCTGTAATCAACGCATGTGCGTATTCTACTGGCATCGTCGCACGGTATCGGAGCATGGTTTCTCTTGCGCCTCATGCGCGAAGGCCATCAGTGCGACTGGTTTCTTCTAACTTCTCCTCCACGTCAAGCGGAGCGACGGATTCTTCGCGGCCTTATCCCCGCTCCGCTTGACGCTCCTCCCACTGACTTCTCACAATACGACCTCGTAATTTTCGACTCCACCGGCCACGGCGAGTTCGCCGAAGAAGTGCGCAAGCAAACTCCTGTCATCGGCGATGGTGAGCTTGCAGCTCGGCTGGAAGACGACCGCCTGTTCGGAATTCAGGTGATGGAGCAGTGCGGAATCGAGGTTCCCAAGTACCAGACCTTCGAGTCTCCCGACGATGCTCGCAAGTGGATTGAAGATAATCCCAAGCGGTACGTCTACAAGCCATTCACTCCCGAAGGTCAGGAGCAGGATTGTGATGTTACTTACGTATCTGAATCTGCGGAAGATTTGATTCAATGCCTCGATCATCTGTTCGAGGATTCGATGCACGCCCCATTTTTACTGCAAGAAGTTGTCGAGGGAGAAGAAGTAGCTACAGAGGGATGGTTTGACGGATTTCAGTTTCACTTTCCGAATCATACCCTAGAAGAAAAGAAGTTCATGTCTGGAGGCTATGGCCCGAATACAGGGAGTGCGGGCTGCCTGATGTGGGCGACGAATGGGCCTTCTCGTTTATTCACGCATAGTCTTGGTCGCATGGCCGAATTTCTAAGTGAGCATCAATACCGTGGGATGATAGACATAAACACGATTGTCAATCAGCAGCACGTCTGGGGGTTGGAGTTCACTCCCCGTTTCGGCTACGACAGTTCTGCGACCGTATTTTCTCTTATCAAGAGTAACTTCGGAGAGTTCTGTCATTCTGTCATAACTCAGGATGGAACGATGGAAATCCCATTAAGCCTGAGAGCTGGTTGGGCAGGGTCTGTGAGGTATTCGATCCCTCCATATCCAGAAGAAGTCGCGGGAAGACATCCCCGCGATCTCCCCATCAAGGGGGTCGAACTCGATGATGCGTGGCTTAACTGGTTTCTGTATGATGCCATGCTTAACGGAGAGGGATTGGTTACGGCAGGAATCAACGGTCTCATCGGATGTCCGATTGCCTGCGGACATACGCCTGAAGGTGCGTGGAAGGGGATAGATGAGATGCAAAAGAAAATCCACATTCCAGACGGGCAGGCGAGATGCGACATGAAGGATAGGACATTGAAGCGATTACAAGGACTACGGGACATGGGGTGGGTGGGATGAAGATTGTCGGTAGAACTATAGCTCATGACCAACATCGATTCCCCACGGTTGGAGATTGGGAAATAACCCCTAACGGGGAGTCTCTGATCGAAGTCTGGGCAAGTAATACAGGAAACGACAACTACGATTTCCTGATAATGATCCACGAGTTGATTGAGGCATGGCTTTGCAAGAAACGCGGTATTCCAGAACCGGCTGTTCGAGCTTTCGATATAGCTTTCGAGAAAAAAAGGCCCGAAGGAGATGATTCGGAACCGGGAGACGATCCCGATGCTCCGTATCGTAAGGAGCATAAATTCGCCACAAAGATCGAACGAATGATAGCCGATGAACTCGGGGTGGACTGGAATGCGTACGATCAAACTATTAACGCTCTGTAGCCTGGTGCTGCTGTGTATCGCCGCTCACGCGCAGATGACGACTGTTTCGGCGACGATCACCGACAGCACGTCACAGGTGTGGTTCGGTGGAACGTACCAGATCATCTGGACGCCCTCTCCCGGCTATCAGGGGCCGTACTACAAGACCGGATGCGGGCAGGACGGATCGCAGTTCACTCCCCAACAGTACACGGGAACATTCGACGGCAGCGGCCATTTCTCCATCTCGATTCCCGACAACAACTGCATCACGCCTAGCGGCACGCAATGGACGTTTGTGCTATGTGCTCAGACCGTTGCCAAGTGCTCACAACTGAAGCGAACCGTAACAGGCGCAACAGAGGACTTCACTTCTGACTTCTCGGCGAACGTCACACCTCCTGTATTCGCCACGGGACTGATTTCCTACGGCTACAGCACCGCTGAGGTTCAGCCGATTCCCCTTCCCGGTGGCTTCTTCTTCAACGTCACTACGGGATGCCAGGATGTGTGGAACGGGATGAACTGGTATGAGGCTTGCTCCAGCAGTTCGGCCTTCGCCATATATCAACACAACGAAGTCGAGGTAGGACAGCAACCAGCTCTCGATTTTGACGACAGCAGTACAGTCACGTTCACGCTGACCAATGACTCTGCAAATAACCGGGTCAAGGTAAGTGCGGCGGCGTCTCAGTCGATGATTTACCTGGCAGGAACGGATTCGGGAACGAACGGGACAAACTACGTTCTGACATCAGGAAATCTCAACACTAACTCAAACAGGTGCCCTGCTTCGTTGACCACAGGAGTCACGGCACTTGTCATACCTGTCCACACCAACACTTCCACGACTCCTACGTTCCAACTCTGCGGACTCGGATCCCCTGCGACCATCGTAAAGAATAGCGCCACGGGCGAGACCGCGTTAGCCAACGGAGACATTTTCGACACTGGTACGGCCAGCGTAATTCGTTTGGCATGGAACTCGATCACGTCGCATTGGGACTTGGAGAACCCCAGCGCCAGCGGAACTTCGGCTATCTCGTGCGAGAACTGGTATTCGCTGTACGGTTGCAACGCCAATTTCCCGGCGACCACGAGCGACGTTACGCCTTCCCCATACGTGCAGGACGTAGACACTGTGGCCCAAGGCCCGCCACCCAACACCTTCGGATTGCCGTGGGTGACAAACGTAAACACGACCTGCCACGATTCCAGCGGAACCCTGAGCACTTATGCGTGTGCGATGCCCAACGCTACGCATAAAGGCGACACGGTTGGGTTCATCATCATAACAGATTCAGGCGGTGGAATATCTCCACCTACTGATACGCAGTTAAACACATATACGTCGCTTTACAATGTTGGCGGCAGGGCGTTTTATTATGCTAAGAATGTCAAGGACGGCAACAACACTGTCACCATGCACCTTGGCTCCAATGGTGGATTCGTGGTCATGCCCTTTGAAATTATTGGGGCCGACCCAACTAGCCCTATCCTTGTAGATGGTGGAGAGGATGGTTCTTGCACCGGGCAGAACCCTAACTTTAACAGTGTGACCATTGGACAGTCGGCAACCATAATTGGTATGGTGATTGGCGATGGAATTGCACATGCAGGCTATAGTGTGTACTCAACGGGGCCGGGTTACTTCTTGCCCGGACAGTACACAATTGACGGTGGAGGCGGCATTGGTCAATCACGCTCTATTGCAATAGAGTGGCAGGCATTCACATCTCTTGGTGCACACACACCTAGCATGACGGCTAGTGGGATATGCTCAACAGAAACCTATACGATTGCTGTTAAGTTGAGTTCTACTGGTACACCAGCAGCGATAGTGGTAGCACCAACTAGATTCTCACAGGGGTATTTGGCACAGCCAACTAGCCCTGATCTTGGTGCCGCTGATGCTTATGTGGTTAATGCAGGTGGAGCGCTAAGTGCAGGTACTTGCCCTCCAACGCTTGTACCCGGCCAGTCGTATGCTTGGTTTATGCCAGCACATGCCAACACCACCACTACGCCAACCCTTAACTGGTGCTCACTTGGTGCGCAGACAATCACCAAGAACGGGCAGACAGCCCTCGTCGCCAACGACCTGATAACCACCAAGATCGCTCACGTTTGGTGGGACGGGACATACTGGGAATTGTCCGACCCCGCCACTGTCAGCAACACAGTTGCCAGTGGCACGTCCACGATGGGCACTTCGCTCATCGCATCGGGTGCCTGCGCCAGTACGGTAACGACGAGTGCTCCAGGAGTAGCGACTACGGACGTGATTATCGCGACGGCGAACGTCAACCCTCAGACTCTGACCGGGTATGCGGTATCAGCCACGGGGTCGCTGTACATCAACGCCTACCCAACGGCCAACAATGTTAACTTCCAGGTCTGCAACAATACCGGAAGTTCCATTACTCCGCAGGCGCTGACACTCAACTGGAAGGTGCCACGATGAGAGTCTTGTGCGGATTCCTGTTGTGGTGTACGCTGGCGTCGGCCCAGCAGGTTTACCCGATTCTTGGGAGTCCTCAGAACACTACGCCTCCTGCTGGAACATGCGGCCACAAGACAGTCGAGGCTGGCAACAGTGGTTCATTTTACGGGGCCAACTTCGCCATCGCGATGGCTTCGTGCACTCCAACACAGAATGAGACGGTTGTTGATCTTCAGGTCTACATCAACTCCTGCGGTGGGTGTGGGGCCAATTGGAATGCGGCCATCTACGATTCGGATGGCGGTGGCGGTGCAGCCGGAACTGTTCTCTGTCAAGCTACCCCACTAGCAAGCGAGACCGCTGCCGCATGGAATCTCATCACTCCGTCAAGTTGTCCAACGCTTACGAACGGGCATACCTATTGGCTGGTGTTCAATACCGCTAGTGGTTCGGTGAATGCGGCCATGCAGAATACCAGCGGTAATCAGTGGTATAAGTCCCAAAGCTGTTGCACTTTCTCAAACTTTTCAAGCCCCAGCAACTTCACCGGAACCGGGTCGATATACATCGACGTAACGCCATGAGGTACAACATGAAACGTATCTTGGGAATAATCGCCTTCTGTATGTTCTCCGCTCTGTGCTGGGGGCAGAGCTACTTCAACTGCTCGCTGGTGAACGTAGGCGACTACTGCCCCGGATCGTCCGGCTCCCCAGTGCTGAACGCTGGCATCGACACTCAGAACGTGTACGCCGTTGTGCAGGGAACTCCTGGCAGTTTGACGCTGCTCATCCAAGGGAGCATCGTTGGCGACTTCAGTGATGCGGCAACATGCGCTACAGCGACCATTGCCAGCAGTTCAACTCCTACAGGGCCATCGCTGTCCTGCAATGGCGTATACACCAAGATCCGGGTAAAACTCAGTGCCATATCAGGATTCACCGGGGTCAATGTTACCTACGTTGGAGTGTCATCGGCAGCGAAGAACCCACCGCGTGTGTTCCCTGGAGCGCCCACCGGGTCGTGTAGCGAATTTAACTTGGCGGTGAATACGTCGAACGGAGACTTCTATGACTGCTTCTCGAGTGCGTGGAACAAGATCGCTGGCGGCAGCGGTACGGGAATTACCGGGACGCTCACCGCCAATCAGGACGTGTACGCCACGGGAACGCATACCGTAGCCAGCACGCCCGCCATCCTGTTCGACGGCAGCGGAAACCTGCTGACCGTGAATCAGGGCAACGGGACGCACGCGGGAAGCGCGACGATAAATCTCGGCTACACGGATGGCGGCGGGCTGAACGCTCTCGATGTGGTTAACCAGACGACCACTAATGACTTCCGTGGAGCGATGCAAACTTCATCGTTTCAGGGGGTCTACGACAACATCTTCACGCTTGGGTTCAACGTGGCGCAAGGTGGCGGGCCGATAGACAATACCCTACCTGCAAACTGGTGCCAGATGGAATCGAAGTATTGCACCTCCGACGCTAATACCTGCCAGAACGAATTTCACTGCATGGTGTATCCGACCAATTCTGGCGTTGGCCAGTTGCGATGGCTCACCACGGCTAACAATACAAAGACAGGCGTCACACAGTTCATGCACTTCGGCTCTGACACGGGAGCCGGGTTATATTACCTCACAGGCGACGGTACGAACGTCACCAGCGTTACAGCCTCATGGTCATCGGCTGCGGGCGGTACATTCACCTTTACCAAACCTGCGGCGGGCACTTGGGCCGTAGATTATGCCTCGGGAACTTATGTAACGGTTACGAGCTGTACGCCGTCCGCCTACAATTCTCCAACTGGCGGATGGACAATCGCAGCATCCGGGGCGGGACAGACTACATTCACCATCACGGGCGTCGGCGCGAATCCTGGTTCCAGCGCGACCGGATGTATCGTACAGGGTGGGGCGAACTACGCCTACTTTGCGGTCGGCCCGACTGCCGGGGTTCAAACCTTTGGTGTGGCTCCGGCCTCTATCGGCGGAGCGATTATGGAGAACGGGTCCGCTAATGCTACTGCTGGACTTACATTGATTACCGAGTCAGGCTCGTTCGGTGGCTCTAATAACCCAATTGTATTTCACGCGGGTGGCACGGCAGGCATCACGCCGGGTTCTACTACATGCGCAACAGAAGGCCAGTTTGAGTTTCCCGGTAGTGCGGCGGCGGATTATTTTTGGTGTGATGGAACTCACTGGCAGTACTCAGGCTCATCGGCTCTAGCCTATGTCGGACTTTTACATACAGGTAGCGGCCCTCTGACCATCTCATCGGAGTTTGTAAACAGCGGCGGCTTGGCTATCTGGACTAACTACACATCCGACACCAATGCGTCCGGCAAGATTTTCACTACTAATGGCGGCGGAGCGACAGCCTATGACGTTACCTATCAAGTAGGTGCTGGTGGCGGTACGCCGATCACAGCTGTCTATAACTGTGGTTGGTCGAGCGTAGCGTGTAACCTCGTCGGCGGCTCAACGGTCGGAGTGGCCATCAACACCTCCGGCAACGTGAACCTCGCCAGCGGCGGCGGCACGCTCTCCTACAACGGTACGGCGGGACTGACAGGCTCAACTCTGTGCTCGGCCACGATCAACTACAAGCTCGGAGGAATCACCGTTTGCACCGCAACCTCCGACCCGCGCCTGAAGAACTACGAGCCTTCACCCTACGGCCTTAATGCCGTCATGCGGATCAACCCGATTCGCTTCACATGGAATGAACTAGGGCGCAAGTACAATGCCGACGACTCCACTGTGCACCTCGGCTTCAATGCGGCCAACATTCAGCAGGTGATGCCTGAATCTGTGGGCACGGAACAGCACGACGGCGTGGACTACCTCTCGCTGCCGCATGGCACGGACGGCATTGTGGCCGCCCTGGTTAACGCCGTGAAAGAGCAGCAGGCAGAGATTCAGGAACTTCGCACCAAGATTGCAGCACTGGAATCAAAGTAATCGCGCCCCCGCTTCGTAAGACTGGCCAGGAAGGAGGATGTAGGCAATGACCCCAAACGTTGAGGATGACTGCTAATGTCGTCACTTGGGATTACCCATTGAACGCCGACGACCGCAGAGTCGTGGACGATATCCAAGAAACCGCCAACGAGACTCTAAAGATCACGCGGGCGCTATCCGTGTCTCTGATCGGCAAGTCCAACGGCACCACGATTGATCCTTCTGGCGGTCGTATCGGTCGGCTGGAGCGGTTCGTGTGGTGGCTATTCAGCGGGTTAGTCGTCATCGGACTGTGGCTGCTGGGCACGATGATAGCGAGAGTGGTTAAGTGAAATGGCGATCATACCCGACACTTTCTGGCAGGTTCTGACGCCTCTTATCGTGGTGATTACTGGCTTGGGTCAGTGGCTGCTTTCCTCGTGGGAGCGCAAGGCGATCAAGGAAACCATGTCCAAGGTAGACCAGAAGGCGGACACGCTGATTCAGCAGACGGATGGAATCGTAGGCAGGTTGCAAGGCACAATTGAAGCCAAGGACAAGCAGGCGAGTCACGTCGCGGAGCTGAACGAAAAAGACAGGCAAATTGCGGCGCTGACCAAGACAGATGAGCATTAGTGAGCAGCGTGGTGCATCCAACGAATCGTACGCTATCCCCGAAGGGAGGCCCGACATCTCACAAACGAAACACGAGGAGCATACGCTGCGCCAGATTCTCGATGAGATGAAGGAGCAGACGGCCCTCCTCCAGCAGATAGAAATTAGCGTGCGGACGCTGCGCAACCATGCAGTTGACGGCCAAGCCGTAGGCTTAAAGATCAACGAAACCAAACTCTAGGAGACACATTATGGATCTGCAAATCACAGACAGCGGCAAGGGCGTAAAGTTCACTGCCGAACCCGTAAACAAGGCTGGCAAGCAGGTATCGTTGCCCGTCGGCATCGTGCCCGTGTGGGCATCCTCAAACCCGGCAGTTCTGACCGTTGCAGCCGACCCGAGTGACCCTAGCGGGTTGACCGCTCTGGGTACTCCAATATCGGACGGCACGGGTGTTCTCGCCAGCGTCACGGCAACTCTGCCCGACGGCACGGTTATCAAGGACGACGGTTCGGAAGCTCCGATTGATGTCGTGTCGGACGGAACCCCATCTGGCTTCGTTATCCAGGAAGCCGCTCAGTAACACGGAGAGGGCTGGGCGATGGCGCTTGGCCCTTCCGTTAAGGACTATATGTACCCGATTTCGTATCCCGCACTCGAATTCTCGCAGGCATGGACGGAGGAGTCCGACTCCAAGACTGGCGGCAAGTGTGTTCTCTCCGCTGGCAACGCTTCGACGCCCATGAAGGCTGTGTTCTCGCCTACGGCTGGCAGTCCGTGGGCCAACGCCTACATCCTGCACCGTCATCCGTTCACTCCCGCGACGAACTGGACATATCCGGTCACGGCGATGTACCCGACTCAGGCGGACATCGACAACAGCCAGTGTTTCGAGCTAGACCGTCAAGACAATCCCGGCGGCAACATGTTCAACTGGGGCATCCAGCTACGCTTTGGATCGGGCCTGTTCATTTGGAACCGCGCAGCCAAGAACGGCGCTGGCGAGTGGGAAGGGCCGATTCCTGACACGCTGCCGCTGGTTAAGTTCACTCCCGGCGTGGCGAAGCAATTGGCGCTGACGTGCTCGCGGGACAGTTCCCGACTCGCTTACGAGGCGCTGTGCATCGATGACAAGATTGTGTCACTGCCGTACAACTATCCGTCCGTGGTGAAAGCGCAGACGCCATACGTGAACAACGCATTCCAGCTGGACAGCAAAGGGCAGGGCAAGCCGATTACGTGCCTTGTCCGCTGTGGGCTATTCGGATTCTGAAAGGAGACCGACATGGTAGGTCTACTGATTTGGCTTCTGATCATGGCGTTGGTTATCTTCGCCGTGTTCTACATCATCAACAACATCATCCCTGAGCCGTTCAAGAAGATTGCCACGGTGATAGCGGTCGTGGTGGTGGTGATCATCCTGATTATCTTCCTGATGCAGTTCTCGGGAGGGAGCTTGGCTCTCGGCGGGATGCGGGGGCCGTGCCGCTAGTGCGATGGCACAGCATACGGTCACGGTCACGCTCAAGTCCAGCGGTGCGTGGGTAGTAGAATGTGTGGACTGCGGATTCAAACTCCCAGCGATGAACCAGACCGACGCCAATCGGCTCAAGGTGCTGCATCTGCGAGTGGTAAGGGAATTGGAGAAGGAGAAGAATGAATCAGAATCCGATCACTAAGTTCTTTGCCACGTTCAACATCAGCACGCACACGCTAGTGGGAGCTTACGCCACGGTGACGGCGTATCTGGCTGTGGATGCGACTGCTCGTGGCCTCGTCTTGCAGTTTCTGGCCAATCACCCCTATTGGGCGATTATCGGCAACTTCGCCGCGTTCGCTGTCGCCAAGTACAGCGGCTCCCACAGCACGCAGGGACAGGCCGCACAGCTCATTGCTGCGGCTCAGACTGAGCCTGCCAAGGTAGCCGACGCGGTAGCGATTGCCAACGCTGCTTCGCCTGAGGCTGCTCCAGTTGTGTCGGTGAGTTCCCCGAAAGCGCCGTAGTGCTATACTGCTCCGCAGAGCGGTACGCAGCTTGGATGAATGGACAAAGGCCGCAACCGAGAGGAAGCGGCCTTTTGTGTTACCACTGAGGCGTGAAGCGTAGCCCCTGAAGCTGCTGCCATGTGACCGGCGTCCCCTGAACCGACTCCAGTTCCGTTATCGATGCCGTGATCGCGTCGATCGCCCCTTGCTCCCATCCGTTGATTTTCGCGGCCTCCAGCACTACCTTCAGAAACGCCAGCGTCAGAAGAATGTACTGTTCGGTTTCGTTCATAGCACGCTCTGGATTTCTGCGACGAATGTCGCCGCGTTAGTGGTTGCGTCAATCAGCGCCTGCTGGCCGCTGGCTATGGGAACGCATACCTGGTTGGGGTCAGGCGGAGAAGTTGATGCTGGCCAGCCGCAATACGTGTCGAGGGCCGTAATCAGGGCGTTCTGTGCAGCCCCGGCCCGGTTGATCTGCTGGCATACGGACTGCTTGTTATTGGCCACACAGGAGTCGTGGTACTTGGATTGAGCACTCTTCAGCAGGCCTCCGAGTGCGGCGGATACGTCACGGCCACGGCTCTCTGCTGTTCCTGTCGGCGGCGACGGTGTAGTGGTTCCAGTTTTCTTGGCGCATCCGACGCACAGCGCCAGAGCCAAGGCGATGCACAGTACATGCTTCATGGTTTCTCCTTGCGAATGGAATAAGTCCAGTATGATACCGCTGCCAACTGCACGGATAAGTCCAAGCACCAGCACTGCTCCCGCGTGAATGGCATGTACGACCGCATACAGCTCGTCAGCCACGCCACTCCGAACGTCGCTATCAGCCCTCGTATGATGTCCCTCGGAAGCCGGTTGCACGCTGGCTGGACGTAGTAGTTTGCAGCCAAGTACACGCACACCAGCAGCCACAGCAGCACGAACGCACATCCCTGCGACCAGCGAATCTCCGGCCTCGCGTCAGGGTCAATCTGCCAGCGGCTGAGAATGATCGCAACAGCCGAGATACTGAGCGCCAGCGAACCGGCCGTGACTACGAACTCCCCCGGCACCTTGCCCTTATTGCGAAGCGTCAGCCAAGCATACTGTCCGACGATGCAGGCGACGAGGGCATAGCTCAGGAACTCGAATTCCCACCATCCTGTGTAGATCGTATCCCACGGCACCCATCCCATCCCCCACAGCGCCAATCCTGCCCATTGCCACGTCTGCTGCGCCACGAACGCCCACACGAACCACGCGAACGGTGAACGCCACTCACGGCGCAGAATCCATGCCAGAGCAGCGGAGGCGATAGTCAGGACGGCCCAGAGGCAGGCGAGTGCGGGGTGTATTGCTGGATTCATCGACCCGCCCTTATTTGGCCAAGGATTATCATCAGCCAATCTTCAATCATGCGTGCACTATCGGCACTCAGAGGACTCGGGCGACGGAATACGACCAAGCCCTCTTCGATGTCAAATGTGTACTGCCTCAGCACGGCGGGTTGCACGGCACCGGCCCGCCCGGTGTCGGATTCGTCGGCTGCGCCGGAGGCTTGCTTGGCGGCTTTGTCGTTTGCGTCCATGTGATGGCTCCCCCGATCAGTACCACGGCTAAAATCAGCGATTTCATAGTCTTGCTCCAGCCGAAATGTCGGCTAGGGCAATTTTACTTGTACAGTCCAAATACAATCGACACCGAGTTTAGAATCAAAGCCCCGATTGCCATCCCCTGCAACAAGTACACAGTCCTCTGCTGAATCGTTGGAATGCCGAACTTGCCAGAAATGCAAATGGCTGTCGTTATGAGCGCGAAAATCACTAGCTAAAACTGAACTCGAACGCTTGCTGTCATTTCTCCCTCGGCTTAGGCGAAAGTTCTCCAGCGGCCCGCTCCAGTGCGTCAGCGCGAGTTTCTAGCCACGATCCAATGCTGCCATGTAAGTCCTTAGCGATTGCGGCCTCACGTCTCAAAGTCCGTACTTCGTGCAGCGCCAGAGCTGAAGTTGCGGGGAGGGAGAGAGCCTTATCCGCGATTCCTTTAATGACAAAGATTGCTCCAGCCGCATCCGACGAAAGCTCTACTTTGTTGACGATAAATTGTATTTCCCGCATCCCCTCGGCCCTAGCTTCCGCCTCCGCTGCCTGCTGCTGGGATGTGGATAACTCGCACACGAGGCATATGATGTGAGCGCCCCTGTCCTCGGTATGGCCATAGCGGTCGTAGTGGCCGCATGGTAGTTTGGCCAGTTGAAGTTGCTTGGTTAATTCCTCGCTGGCTTCCAACTGCTCTTTGCAGCGGGCGAGTTCGGCGGTGAGATTGGTGGGCCTCGATGGGGTCGAACCACCGTCCTGCGAATTATGAGTTCGCTGCTCTGCCGACTGAGCTAGAGGCCCGTTTAACTCTCGTTCGATAGCTTCGTGTAATGGCCCATTTGCTACGTATCCTTCCGCCAATTCCAGTTCTTGCTTCAGCCGTTTATTCTCCTCCCGCAACTCCCGCAGGCTGGCTTCGAGAGTGGCAATCTCCTTCCAGCACTTCTCCAAAGTTGGTCTAGCGAATTCCGCCCCATGGCAGCAATAAATCCGCCTCGCCTCTAAATAGACAGAATTAGTTGATTCACTTGCCCTCTCGCGTGGGGCTTCGAGATAGGCTGCATACTCACGCAGAACAATTCTCAGATCGTCCAAAATTCTTTGGCTTACGAACGGCTGAAGGTGCTTAAGGTGCAGGATAGCTTTAGTTTCTTTGTCGAGCGGGGGATCGTCCGCACTCTCGCGTGGGGCGGGGGCATCGGCCTCTATCGCACGTTTACCGATGCTGGTCATTGCGTCCTCTGTGCGTGCAACCTGTGGGGCGGGTTGGGTGGAGTCAGCGGTCGGCGATGCAGGCTCCTGGCGGGAGGCTTCGGGCCGACTAAGTTTGTCTGCATGTACTTCGCTAGCGTGTAGCCGAAGATCGTTGTAATCTTCAAAGTTCTGCTCGCAGAAAGCGCAGCCAATAGTTTCACTCATGTCCTCTGCTTCCTCTCCTCCTGGTGGGCTAGGCATCCCACTTCCCTGCGAATATTCTCATCCAACTCGTCTGTGCTGTCGCGGTGGAAGGTGAACCCGCAACCGAGACACTGCCAGCGTCCGCCATAGGGCTTCACGTCCGTAGACTGACAGCGGATACACGATTTCTGGATGCAGGCTACGTCACCCATTATCTTTCTCCTCCGGGTGGGCCTCAGCCCTGTGACTCTCTATCGCACGGCCTATCATGATCCCCAAGAAAAGCACAGCTACAAAAAGCGCCACGGCTTCGATTTGAAACTCAGCCATTGCTACCCTCCACCGGACGGGACTCGGCCCTGCGAGAAATCTCTACGATTTGCTTGCGCGTCAACTTCTCGCCGCGCTCGATCCTAGAAGTGATTTCATATAGAGCGGCACAGAACGACCGCAGCTTATCGTCGCTCCAATTTGCGGCTGGTATCAGCATCGCTATTCCTCCTCTCGCGGACGGGACGATACTCCATTGGCACACTCTGGGCACAGGTTCTTGCCGTAAATCTTCCACCAGTGAGTGGCGCAGACTTCCTTGCCGCACTTCTCACAGCGGAGCACCGGACTGATAACGCAACAGTGGCGGTTATCGCTCGCCATTGCTACCCTCCACCGGACGGGACTCGGCCCAGTTGTAGGCGATGTGATTGGACAGAGACTTGATCTCGTCGCTAATCCACGGTTCGTCGTTGACGATCTTGGCAACTAACAGCAAGATGCGAATGACGGTCTTTTGCTTCCAGTTACCCACGCTTTTCCTCCTCTCGCGGACGGGACTCAGCCCGCTCATCAGTCCAAGGCGTTTGCGATGGCCAAACTGGATTCTCCTGCCAAGTGCATTTGGCTCCGTTCCAGTAGTTATGCCCTGGAGGTCTGACCGCCGAGCGGTGAATAGGGCACCGCTCCCGAACTTCTCTCAACGGGAACCAATGCTCACAAATACAAGTTTTATCTTCTGCCATTGCCTTCCCTCCTGCGGAGCCAACTACCCGGCTACTGGTTATGTTCCTTACGATGACAACTTGGGCACGCCCACACGCAATTCTCCAGCGTGTCCGAACCGCCGAGGGAGCGGTGAATCTTGTGGTGCATGTGGCCGTAATCCCAGGATATGTAGCCCTCGCATCCGCCTATATTTCAGTTGGCACGATAAGCTGGCATTCTCGGCCACCTTCATCCGAAGTAACTCCAAACGCCAACCTGTGAGCCTGATCTTGCCGCTGTACTTGCCAACGGTCTTCGTCTTCCTGCTCCGCTGCTTGGGACGCATGGGCGTTCTGCGAAGTGGAGTGTTGCGTTTCATCCCCGGACTCCGTAAGCCTGAATCTGATTCATCAACTCACCCACGCTGGTAATGAGCCAGTAGCGATGATGGTTCCGGCTTCTCGCTAACTGGAATTGACACTGCTCCTTCGACTGCACACCATCAGGCTTCTTCACTTCAATCCACAGAAACGAAGGGTCTTTATATCCGTCGAAGTAGGCGCTTGCCAGCAAGTCCGCCGTGCCCTTCTTGGCTCCGTGCGAGAACCCGCCACGAACCCGCACAGCACCGCTGTTGATGCGCCACCACTCGATACCCAACTTCGTCAGGGCATCGCAGATTTCGCGCTTTACCTGAGCTTCGGATTTCATCAGAACCCCATCTGCTTCCCGCTGGGCGATGCCAGCGGCTGATTCTTGGAGAACTGCAAATCTCCGATTCGGTGAATCTCCTCGATGGTGTAGTGGACAGAGTCCCCTACTTCGTGGCGCATTATGCCGAACTCGCACGCCTTACCCTTGGAGGTCTTGAGATGTCCGAACATGGTGTTTTTGTGCCAGCACTGGAGTGCTATTCCATAGGTATCGTGGGCAGGCTCGTCCATGTTGTCGGAGTTCCCCGTTCCGCCCGTTTCCTCGTAAATCTCGCAGTCGAGGAGCATCCACTGCTTGCCGCCCTTGCTCCGCTGTTCCACTTCGGTAACGCTTACTTCCTGCCGGTAGATTTCACCGGGTACGTGGGATGCCCCGTCCTGCGATTCTGTGACGGTTTCTGGGGCTTTCTCTGGCTCCGTAGGGGTTTGGGCCACCCCTGGCGTGGAAGGGGCGTAAAACGCCTTCTCGTCCTTATCGAACTTCAGCCCTTTATCGGTCGCCACGGCCATGATTAGAACCTTGACCGAATGATCGGCCTTAACCGCTTGCGGTAGCAGGGAATTGAAGTCGGCGGCGTTCTTGCAGGCGTTCAATAGTTTCCGCCAGCCCTCAATCTCGTCCTGTGCCTGCGTCTGAGACTCCGACATCTTGTTGAGAGCCTTCTTGATGTCTCCGATTACGCCAGCGAAGTATTGCGGCTCGACTGTGAAGTTCGGGACGGTAAGGATGTCGAACTGCGCTGGATTCTTGCCCAAGGCTCCCTCGCGAGGCGAGAAGTCCAACTTGCGGGCCTTTCCCTCGATGTAGAGCTTCGCCATTGCGTCGGAGCACTTGTAGATTTCGGCCTTACTTCCGCCCTGAATGTCGAGGCGGTCTTTGATGATGTCGCCTTCCTGCTTTTCGTCCAAGTGACTCAGCAGGATAACGTCCTTGCCGCAGGCGTGCAGACGCTTCAGCCACGAAATGAACGAACTCTTGAGAGCGCCAAACCCCTGTAAGCTCAGATCCCCGGACTTGCGGCCCATCTTGGGGTCGTTCTCCAGAATGTGCGCGGAGAGCATATCGAGAGCGCGACCAGCAGTGTCCAGCGCCACAGCCTGATAGCCTTCCAGATCGCTGGCAGTCAGGTTGGCAATCTCCGACCATGACGCCGGCTGCACCGTGTCTCCACGGTTGGCAGAGCGGTACGCGCCTTTGTCGGTGTCGATCAGGAGCGCCCCGGCACTGAACGCTAGAGATGTTTTCCCGATGCCCGGAAGGGCGTATACAGTGACGGTGATTTGCTTAACTGGTATGGGTTGATTCGACTTGATGATCTTTAGCACGGGCGTCCTCCAGTCCGTTATCAATGATCTTTCGCAGATCGGGTGAGCGTAACGCGGCGTCATAGAACTCAACCGCAAGGCGGGAGCAGTCCTGAGACAGCTCCGGGTAGCGGTACTGCGTGATTTGGTGGATCTCCTCGACGCGCAGGATGTTGTCGCCGGTATCGTGCGCCTGGAAGATGAAGTAATCGAACACGTCAGCGCCGAAGATGTCGAGGTAATAGCGCCACTGGTACGAGTCCATGTACTGCTCGCCCTCAACCTGGTGGTCGATGATGAGCTTGTAATCCTGAATCCGATTGCCGTTCAGTCCGTCTGTCTTACCTGTGACGCGCAGCGCCCCGTAGTCCTTAGAACGCCGCTGTTCCCTGAACTTCGGTAGCGCCAGCTCGTGGTCGCAGTCGAACACGAAGATGTAACCCCCGACGCGGCCCTCAGGACACTCACCTTCTCCGACCTTTTCCAGAAACTCATGCAGCACAGTCCCGGCCCGCATCCGGTCGTTCTCTCCCCGATCCTTGTTGATAAACCAATCCCACTCAAGGCCGGAGCTTTGCCACCAGCGGTAATCTTCGATTGCTGAGACGCGAGTCGTAATCATTTCACCATCTCCAGCCATCCCCACGAGGCCAGCAAGAGAAACAGCGCCCAGAATAGTAGTGCCCGTGGCCAGTAGTCGGCGGATTTCATGCTTCATTCTCCTTGCAGCGTTTGCACAGGCATCTCGCGTGCTCCGCGACGTCCTTGCGCCCGCAGTATGAACACCGGCTCGCCATCGAGCAGGACTTCGCACATGGTACCGAGACTCAGACAGTCAATCTTCTTCATTATGCACACTCCTTAGTCTTCATACATAAACATCCTCGATGTTCACCCAGTCTCCGCTTCTGCCGTCGGGCGAACGCATCTGCGCAATGGTCCGCTTCTTGACGACACGCTCCAGTATGTAGACCCCGACTTCTCCGTCCTCAGTCATCTTCAGATCTTTCTCCGCTTGCAGGAAGTTGTTACTGTCCCGAAATGCAAACAGCGTATCCGGCAATTCTGTTTCCCACTTCGGCTTCTTGCGATTCCCCATCATTCGCTCCTTCGTCCGCAGCAACTCCGCTGCCGGTCATACTTCATCTATCCCGCCGACACGCGAGTCCTCGCTCGGCTCGGTTCCGCTGCCCGAGCAGACTCCACCCGAAGCGCCGACGTGCTGGATGAAGAACAACTTCCCGTTGCGCATTTCCAGGAACACGGCTCGACTGCAAGTTCCGCATCTCGCCGCTGGCCGTAAGCCTGCAGCCGGGTGTGCGCCTTGCCAAGCCGCAACGTAGCGGTCAGCCCGAACACCGCGCCCGCCGGGATGGAGCGCACCACCGAGAAGTGGCGACGATTGAGCGCCTTGTGCAGCTCGTCTACAACCACCACGTCGATGCCCTCGCGCCAGCGCCGGAACTCCGGCCTTCCGCTGTGCTTGTACAGGCTCTGCTCCTGATCTCGTAGGGAGCTATTGGCTTGTTTCGACTATCCAACATTGCGCTCATCTCCACTCCACATGCTCATCGCACAGAGGCATCTCGCTGGCAGTGATTACCGTTGCCATGCGCGGACAGTACGTGCATTTCTCGACACGTTCGGGATCGGGATTGCTGCAGTACCAGCACTGATCGGCGTCTACGCCGTGTTCGCAGTGCTCGGCCTGAGATTGCTCGGCCTGGTAGCGTTCCTCGAAAGCAACAGCCTCGGCGCCGAACGCCAGCGGATGAGCGCAGGACTGGTAGCTGCTGCCGAGATTGCGCTGCGTCCTGAAGCTGACGTATTGGAGGTCGTAAACCAACTCGAATAGTGTTTGGGTGCTCATGCAATCCTCGCTCTCTGGCGGAGCTTGCGTTGCTGCTCCCGGTTACGGCAGGCTGGGCTGTGATAGATTTGCGTTCTTACCTTCGGCGTGAACATGGCGTCACAGCCCCTCGCCTTGCACCGCCTGATTTTCTTTTCAGCCATACGCGCATAGTAAGCGCATAGTAATTGTTCCGTCAAGAAAATAATGATGGCACTCATGGGCTATTGTGGATTACAGGAATCGGCGTAAGATTCAGGGCCATAGGGCACGCACCCGGCGTGTCCGGGCGGGGCGGGAGTACCGGATGTCTCCCGCTGACCGCTACCGGGGAGGGGGGGGGGTGCAAATGGAAAACAAAAGCAGGAGTCAAAAAGAACTAGAGGTGCTGAGGGCTTACGTCAAGTGGCTAGATGATGCCGAGGAAGTTAGGCGCCTGTTCCAGAAGGCTTGTATGCAACTGCCAAACCCTCTTAGGCGGGTATTCGGTCTGCCGAATATTGAGCCACCCGACCCTTTAGCCAAGCTATGATTCCGTTCCTGATTACGCGCTGCGCCGCCTGTAAGCGGCTGATGCTCAAGCACTGGCCGTACTGTGCTGTCTGCGGCCATCCCTTTGTTGGCGTCAACAATGTGATGGTAAAGATGGTTAAGCGATGAGGATGCTGGATCTGTTCGCTGGCAGATTTGGGTGGGGCCGCGTATTTGCCGCTCGCGGATGGGAAGTGGTGGGCATCGACCTGACCTTGCCGCCTGAGATTCCGCAGGGATGCGAGTTCATCCAGGCTGACGTGCTCACGATCACGCCTGATTGGATAGCGGAGCAGGGATTTGACTTTATCTGCGCCAGCAGCCCATGCGAGCAGTTCAGCGTCCACGGGATGAAGCACTTCCACCCGAATCCGCCCTATCCAGAGCTGGGAATCAAGCTGTTTAACCATACGCGGATGCTGTGCGAATCGGCCGGCGTTCAGTATGTCATGGAAAACGTGCGGGCAGCACAGCAGTTCGTGGGCAATGCGGTGCATCACTGCGGGCCGTTCTACCTGTGGGGCAACGGAGTTCCGGCGATTATGCCGCAGGGGATAAACAAAGGGTTTGGTGACCAGAGCACAGAGCACTACCACGCCAACCTGGACAGAATTTCCCCGCATCGCAGGGCGGCCAATACAGCCACAATCCCTCCCGAACTATCCGCCTGTGTCGCCGATTACGCCGAACGGCTTATGGAACAAACTAAACCCGCCGATGATCTGGCGGGCGGTATGAAATCGATCTAGCCCGATTTAACGGGGAAAGCGACGGAGAATAGGATGAAGCCGTGCAGGTGGCGTCACGAATCAGCGACGAACCGTGAAACCGAGGATGGTTGGCACCACCCGCATTTTTATCTTGCATTATTTCGATGGCTGAGTCAATAATTGAGTTGCGACGAACTGTGAAAATTCCGCTATCAGTCAGCGATCTTTCACGAACTCGCTGGACATGCCATTTCTAAAACTTGATGTTGCCATCCTAGATTCGACGCTTTGGATCGACCGGGACGCCAGAGACGTGTTCATAACGGCGTTACTTATGGCCCGACCCAAGCGCATCTCCCGCTCCCAAAAACAACTCAGCGTGCTGGACGATACGGAATGCGAGTTCACCGTTCCGGTTGGCTGGTACGGATTCGTGGAATCTTCTGGGCAGGGAATCGTGCGCCGTGCCCTGGTCGAATATGACGCCGGGATGGACGCCCTGAAACGCCTCGGAGAACCCGACAAACAGAGCCGATCCCCGGAGCATAACGGTCGTCGCATAGTGCGCGTTCCTGGTGGCTTTGTGGTGCTCAACTTCGTCAAGTATCGCGAGAAAGATCACACCAACGCACTGCGTCAGCGTAGATATAGGCAAACAAAGGCTGAAGTAACGGCGTTACGTAACGGTAAAAGCGTTACAGTAACGCAAGCAGATGCAGAAGCATATACAGATAAAGTCAAAGTCTTTTCCCCGCAAGCGGGAAAACTGAAAGCCTATCGGATACCTGAGAACTTTTCTGTAACCCTCGAACACGTCCAATGGGCAAAGCAAAATCACATGCCAGACCCCCATGGCCACATCGGGGCGTTCGTGGACTTCTGGACGGCGAAGCCGGGCCGGGATGGGACGAAGTTGGATTGGGATGCTACGTTCCGAAACTGGATACGAAACTCAGTGGCAAGAAACGGGGGAAGTAACGGCAATGGCAGACAGCAAAAGCGAACGGGCCTCGACTGTATTTCTGAGCAGCTTTCGGCGCTTACTGGCGAACTGGCCGATTGACGAAGGGCGCTACAAGACGCTGGAGCGTGAATACCGCGCCATCTTCGACGAAGTTGGAGTATCGCGATTCGATGCTGGCGTTTCGTCCATCCTGCGGGAAGGCAAGTACCAGTTCTTCCCATCGCTGGCCGAGTTTCGCGCCTTCATCCCGGCCCCTGGTGGGCGCCACGCCGACGCCAACTGTGAGAAGTGCCACGGCTCAGGCTGGATGAGGCTGCCAGACTATGAAGCGCGACGGATGTACCGCGACCCCAACGCGACGTGCGTGCTGCGCTGCCAGTGCTTGACATCCGACATCGACACGGAAGCAATCAGGGCAATGGCCCGCGACCGCCGTCAGAACCCCGACGAATACTTTGGCGATGCTGACGTAGTAGCGATGATGCGGATTGCGCTGGAGCGCAAGGGAAAAGGCCAACAGGCACTAAATGCCGACGCGATGATTGCGGAAGTTCTGGCGGTTCGTACCGCCATTAGGGAGAGAGTATGAGCAAAGCAGAAGAAATAGTCTCTGGATGCAAAGTTTATCCCGATTACATCAGCGCAGATGAAGTGTTGCAATGCGTGAACGAGGCAATGGAGTGGTGCGCCCAGCAGTGTGAGGGGGTAGCTTCAGGCGACGTACTCGACAGCCTCGAAGAGGATTGCGCTGAACACGTTTGCGCCAAAGCGATACGCGCTGGGAAGTCCGCATGAACCGCCCAGACGCAGAACCGGACCCCAACGGCGTGCTGATTGATATTTTTGGCGATCTGCTGCCGTCAGACAGAGATGCTGACCTCGACCCTGAGAGCTGGGCGCGTCGCGAGAACATGGAGGACTATGAGCGCCTGTGATCGCATGATCGGCCCATACCCGTGCTGCTCGGTAGTAGAAGGCGACTGCCTTGAGCTGATGAAGGCGCTGCCGGATGGGTGTGTGGATGCGGTCGTGGCAGACCCTCCCTATCCGAAGGAATATCTAGACTTCCTGAGAGATGCGTGGCCGCTGTGCCGGCGGGCGGCTCGAGACGGGGCGTGGCTGTTGGTTATGAGTGGGCAGGTTTGGTTGCCGCGTGTCATGAGCGACATTGCTCGAGCCGCTTGGGAATACCGTTGGATGGGAAACTTCAGGATGCCGATGGCGAACTCTCCGATTTGGCCGATAGGGATTTCTACGGGGTGGAAACCGCTTCTGATTTACGGAACATCCTCGAGCCAAAAGTTCAAACCGTGGAAATACGATGTCTTCGAAAATGCCACACAAAACGAAGACGATAAGCATTATCACAAATGGGGTCAATCGTTTAGGCAATTTCTTACCCTAATAGAGAGATTCGAGATTGAGGGAACCATCCTCGACCCCTTCTGCGGCAGCGGAACCACGTTAGTAGCCGCCAAGAAGCTAGGGCGGCACTTCCTCGGCTTCGAGATCAGCCACGAGTACTGCGAGATAGCACGGCGAAGGATGGCTGAGATCGACGTCCAGCCCATCCTGTTTGAATCCAAACCTGAGCAGCTAAGTCTATGAGCGCACAGCCCTACGGTAATCAAACCCCTTCCGACGCCTGGGCCTCGCCCGACGAGCCGCTACTGACCCGCGTATCCCGTCGCGGTAATGTTGTGGAATTTGTGGAAGTCTTTGTGGCTGAGATGGAAGGCAAGGGAGTTAAGCACCAGCAGCTCCGCCGGATGATCGAGGCCGAGTACCTGAGACGGGCGCTGGTAATCGAGCAGGGGAATAAGTGCGCTGCGGCTAGACGGATCGGGATACACCGCAATTCGTTCCAGAGGGCGCTAGAGCGTTGCTATCGGAAGCCGGTGGCCTCAGACCTGACCGCGAGGCAGAAAGGGCTAAAACACGGCCCACAACGCGCTGTAGGGGCATCCTGTTTGTAATCCAGATCACCAACCCGGTAAACGGGATTGCCGCCCAAAGATCGACTTGCCAGTGCTCGCCCAAGCCCAACGTCGCGCAGGCGGTGAGTGCCGCGAATATCGCCGCGGGAATCCTGAATCGCCGCGGACAGTAAGCGAGATGGCGAGGGCCAGCGGGAGGCGGGGGTTCACTTGCGCTTGCTCCCGAATTTATAAAAGTCCCATCCCGAGCCGTCCTTATAGGCGGGAACTTCCAGCAGTCTAGCCAACTTGGCTTTAGCTTCGGTGTGCGCTTCCTCATTGCGACAGCATGAGCAGCCTTCGGACACTATGTAGTCAGCTAGTGCGTCTCTGACTGCCTGTATTTCAGGGCCACTATGCGGCTCACGGTAAGATAGGATTCGATATGTTTCTTTGATTCGGGCAAACATGGCACAACACCAACAAGCCTACCTATACGGATGCAGCATTGCCGAAGGTTCGAGTCCACCGCCAAGTGAAAGCTCGAACCAACGGCGCAGGAGGTTCGGTTGAGAAGACAGCCAAGCCCTTAAGAGGGGCAAGGGGTTAAGGTAACTCCCCAGACCGATGCAGTGGAGGCCGCATTTTTACTGGCCTCTACTGCTTCTAGCATACCACATAGTGGGACTCGAATTCCAGTCCGATGAAGAGGAAGCCATGAGCACTAACCCGATTGATTACGAAGCCGTGATCGCCGATCTGGAGGCTAAGAAGGCGCAACTAGATTCTGCAATTCAGGCAATCCGAGCCGAACCGCCAGTATTAGAGAATGACGGGGTTACCGAAGAGGGGGTCGAGTTATCGTAGAAAACAAAAGGCCAACCGGAGGTCACTCGGTTGGCCGGGAAGCCCGCCGTCGGGTGATAAAGCCGACGGTTTACATCTAAATCTGATTCGACGGTACGCCCGAAAGTTGCATTTGTCAAGATTGAGTTTACCGGCTACGGTCTCGTAGTCAGCGCCAGAAGCGGCAATGGGCCTGATAAACCCAAGGCCGCCCAATGGATAACTCCACGTAGTGTTTCCGGCCCCCTTAAAAAGTGGGTCCAGAGGTCAATAACATGATTAACGAACATCCAGTAGTAACTGAGGGTCTTACCGGTCCTCAGGTTGCACCGGGGCTTTGGCTGCCGGTGTTCAATTCTTCAACCCAGTTTTACTTTCATGCGGTTGGTGAAGGGTCAACGTGCGAGTGCCCGCTCTGCGAGTACCGCGCCACGACAGCTTCCCTGACCGTAGGTCTGTAGGACACTTAGGCGCTGTACGGCCTAACTAACCAGTTGTAACGGTGGCTAGGATTCGGTGGGCTCTGCCCATCGGGCCCTAGCCGCTTTCTTGGCGATCTCGGAGCGGCGCTCCGGAGTCAGCACATGCGCCCTTGCCCGTCCTCCAGCCTTGCCGCCCTTCTTGCCGCGAGCAATGGCCGCCGGACTCTTGCCAACGTTCTGGTCTTCGAGCGGCGTACCGTCCATGTGTTCTCCGATGGCCTGCTCCACGACTCGGCGGGCGTTGACGAAGAAATCGTGGTCGCCGTGAGTACGTCTTGGCATAATCACATCATTGCATGAATCGGCAGTGTGTGCGAGGGGCTTCAATTTCAAACTGACCCACTACCTGATTTTACCGCTCCTAATGCGTAGGTTCCGCTCCGTGCAGCTTGCGAATGACACCGCGTAATTCTTCGATGTGGGACGCCATTACTCGTCTCCACCGAAGAAAAGTTTCTCCAATGCCCTCTTTCGGAACTGCCACGGCTCTAGCGGCTGAGATTCACCGCTCACCACAATGCGGCATTCCATATCGTCGGTGAGGGTCAGCGTACCGCTCATAAACTCTTTGTCGTTTTCGTCCATAACGGCAATTCGGCTCTTGCGGTTACAGAAAGTTATCGAGAGGCTTCCGCCTTGTCTCTGCGTAGACGCAGAGAACTTGCTCGTGCTCGAATTAAAATGAAATCCGGTAAGGAAGCCGAATTCAGGGTGTTTTACTCTTAGCTCCTGCCGCTTTTCAACATCGTCTTTAACGTCCAGACGCATCTGCTCAAATACTTTGTCTATCGAGCACTTGTTTCGTTCGGTAACCCAGTCAGTCATATTGCAGCCTCAATTAGTTGATCGACACTCCAGAAGTCACGCTCGACCCCAGCCGCCATCGCCGGAGTGCAGCGCAATGTGTTGTAGCGCAATAATTAATGCCTGTCAACTGTTATTGTGCTACAATTTCGCCTTCACCTATGAAAGACCAAGAAGGCGGCGCAGAAACCGAACATACTGCCCGCCACGAAGCAGAGCAGAAGGATGCTGTAGAACTCCTCCAGTCTGCTAGGAAATCGGAAACGACCAAAGAGAAGGGGAACTTTCTCACCCTGTTCGGAACCTTCGGCCTGGGGATGTGCTTCTTCAATATCGCTGTTAAGAGCTTCGCGGCCGGCGTCGGTAAGCTCCACGCGATACCACACATTGCCGGGGCCACGCTTGCCACTAAACGTGACCATGCCTTTGTCTCGGAGCGCGACAAGCTCCATAACCTCGTAGGGGTATTCAGCCCCATCGGTCGAGTCCACAGTCTCTAACGCTTCAACCTCGGACTTCGTCAGGTCTGACATTCTCTCCTCCTCCATCGCTATTGGCACGGTTACTGCCGTGGAGAATAGCGGCAGAGCTTCCCACCCTGCCGCGTCGGTTGTTAGGTCAGCTTGCCAGCGATGCTGACAAACTCGGCGTTGATCTTCGTCGCCAGCGTGCCCATGCCGGCAATGCAGCCCACAGCGACCAGCAAAGCGATCAGGGCGTACTCGATCAGGTCTTGGCCGGAATCCTCATGAATCAGATTGCGAAGTAGCGTTTTCATTGTGTTACCTTTCTGCCTTGAATAAGGCCGTTATGATTTGATTCCAATCAGTTCCATTAACCCACGGGATAGCTAATTCCGACAATCCGCACAGCGCCCACAAGAACGCGCAAAATGGCAATCCAAGGCTCCAAACTACGGCTGTGGTTGCAATCGTCGCGCACGGGCCTCCCAGCGCCACGGCCAGGCATTCTACGCGAGGGGCGACACCGTACTTGCCGCGTGGCCCCCGCAGGTGAACTCCAGGCGGAATCCAGCGCAGCCCGACCACACGATAGCCGAACCACCATCCGGCAGCACAGTGCCCCAGCTCGTGAACCAACGTGCTGCCGACCATCACCGCGATTAGGAACGCTTGTAGTTTCACAACTCACCCACGCAGGCCCAGCGCAGGAACGGGTCAGGCACGGCCCATGCGAGGGTGCCGAGTCCGAGGGCTACCGCCAATGCGGAGAGGGGGATCACTTGCGAACTTCCTCAAACGCCGAACTCTGAGCGTAATTCCAAGCGTGGTTGGTGCAGCAGTCAATGATTTTCTTCGGCCAGCGAACAAAGCGGAACCGGCGCTTGCTTTGAGTTGTATGTGCTTGGGTTCCATCCTTGCCAGCTTCGCCACAGATGCACTTGACTTTCCTCATTTCCCACCTCCGAGCGCCATGCGAGCACGGGCGAGCACGGGCTCAAGTTCACTCAGGATCGGGTATTGCATGTGGTCGGTGGCGTATCCTTCCACGATGAGTTGCAACCGCGCCCGATCCAGCGCCGCCGTCATGTCTTTCAGCAGATCCCGCTGTGCCTCAAAGGAGTTGACGGCCAGCACGATAAGCTCAGCGTCTAAGCGTCGCTGCTCAAGTAAACCGTCCATCATGGCCACGCCGAACTTCTCGCCCGCTACTTGGTTGACGTAAATCGGGCAGTTATTGCCGCCAGTAACTTCCCACGGTCGTGCGCTCGCCTTCGCCAACAGTTCCTCAACGCTCATTGCTGGCCTCCTCAGTTGTCAATAACTGAATCTCATCGATGGCTTCAGTGAGCACGCGGTAGATCTGCCCGTCTGTGGACAGATCCAAGTAAGGCGGTGGATTGTCGGCACGGAATTGCGCCCTTACGTCTGTGAGTTTTTGTAACACCCATTGCAGCCTTGCCATTTCTCCCGCCTCCATTCACTGAGCCACTAGCCGGTTTCCTAAACCGCTGGGCGACGTGCTCTAAGGCTCCATACTTTCCTTGCCCTTTGTGCTAGCAGCTCAGTCAACAACCGCAGTGTCCAGCTCGTGGCTGCGGTGCCCACGCTTGTTGCGAAAAACCTGATCGCGAATCCAGTTTTGTCTGACCAGAACGCGTTGACCTTTGCGAAATGGAACCTCGTCATGGACTGGCATTACAGCCACCCGTAGTAACGCACGCCGCCCTCAATCCACAACTGCGTGAGTCCATCGAGCAACGATTCCTCAGCGGGCACGTAGTTCTCATTCGGCGCGGTCCCAGCCACACATGCGACTACGTTCGTACACTCGTAGTCGCGCTTTGTGAAATGCTTGTTGCGAAAAACCTGTGGCGGGACGCGAAGCCCCGTACAGAAATCGCATCTGCCATAAGCCAAGCTCGAACAGTAACAGTGTTGTGCCATCTCCCCTTCCCTCCTCCATCCGTAATCATGCGCCCGAAGGCGGTTAGAACTCACCTTGCAAAAATGGGACGAATTCGCCGCGTACCGTATCCTGCGGATTGCTGTTGAAGAAACGCTGAATATCGACTGGCGTGCGAGCGCCGACCACGATATAACCGCCGTCGCTCTTGAACCACGACGATCCGCCCGTATAGGACGTGCAACGCATCGTCGCGTATTCCGTTGCGGTGAAATCACGATATTGCTTCGGCTGTGTCATCTCAATTCCTCCAATGCCCGTATCCTAACGAGCAGTCTGTTTCGATTCGTTCCACTTCTTGCTACGGCATCGCGGGCAGGCTACAGGCTCGGCGTCCTGCCGGCCAAACCAGCTCCACCCGCATCGCTTGCACTGCCTCTGAATGCGATTGATTGCTTCCATGTACGCAATGTACACAATCACGCAGAATGTGTCAAGGGAAAATCTTAACTTTCTTGCACACGCTACCGCTAGTTATTTGACTCGCAGTGCTATCTTCCTTGTTATGAGCAAAGTCTGGCGTATGCTTCCCGAACCCGTACTTATAGACGGCCCATTGCGGATCCTTGCCACAACTGCTAACGACGATCAGAAGGCCTTGGCTGATAGGCTGTTCGATCAATCGCGGTTCAGGCGCAGGCTGCGCGGGGAATCACGACCGCGTATGAGGATCCTTGTAGATGTGTTGAGCGACTGGAACGGAGTGCAGCGGTATCACCGCGTGCCAGGTACTACGATACTGGGCGATGCGGAGTCACCAGATCAACTGCGCCTCTTCGTGCAGGCCGTCATAGACTTCGCGCAGTCACTGGACGGAAAGTACCTGCTCGCGACTGAGCCTGAGCCGCAAGCTGTGCACGTCGAGCCGCCGCCGTCTGCTCCTGTTCCGGCTGTTACCGTATATGACATGCTGGAGCAGCAGCGCAACTCCGCCGAGGTCGCGAGGGCCAACACTGCATTCGACCGCGCTATGTCCGGTTTCTACCGGCCACCCTCCTCCGGGTCTAAACCGCCGGGGGATGGGTAAGAGGA